GGACAACTACGTTAAGATCAGGACCAAAAACGGGGTCAACTTCCCGGAGCTTCGCAAATACCAAAAGGAGTTTCTCGAGGTCATCAACAAGGATGAAAATGAGAGCATTGCCTCCCTCCAACCCCGACAGGCGGGGAAATCAATCACTTTGGCTATATACATGACCTGGTTATTTGTATTCGACCATGATAAGGGAATGGGGATATGCGCCAACCGTGGGACAATGGCTCGAGAATTTCTCAACAATATAAGTACGATTTTTAGTGACCTCCCAATGTGGTTGAGACCTGGTCTAACTGAGTGGAATAAGGGTACCATCGAAACAGAAAACAAAATGCGTGTTCTGACCTCTGCTCCCTCTAAGGACGCTTTCCGTGGTTTTACCATCCACCTCATAGTAGTTGACGAAACAGCATTTATAAGAGCCTCCCTTTACAAGGAGTTCATTGACTCAGTGATGCCCTCCCTTTCAGGTTTAGGATGGAAGAAGATGATTTATATTTCCACTGCTAATGGATTAAATCACTTCTATGAACTCGTTAAGGGGGCGAAGGAACGCAAGGTAATTGTTTGTAAAACCCAGGACGAGGTAAACAACATCGAGGATAAAATCCTTGAGGTTAAGAATAACATTGATGGGACTATTTCAGTCACCGTGGATAAACCTTCCAATGGAACAGTGTTCTATGGGGTCGACTGGCATGATGTTCCAAGGTACAATGCACATAATGAGTTGATGTCCCCGGAGGAGTTTAGAGAAAAGATCGTGGCTCAATTTGGGGAAGTGTATTTCGCGCAGAACTATGCTTGTAGTTTTGTTGGATCCAGCTATACCCTTTTAAACGACAGTACATTAAGGGGATTAACCCCGTCGGACCCAGTGGAGAAATGGGATAATCGACTTCTCATATACCGGGAGCCAGTAGAGAACCACAGGTACATAATGGCTGTCGACCCAGCAAAGGGAGGGTTGGATGCGTTCGCTGTTAATATAATTGATGTATCGTCTATGCCTTTTGAACAAGTGGGTACAGCGAGGTTGTTTAAGTGTAATTACCAAATCATGCCCGAGTTTCTCAATGAATGGGGGAATCGCTTTAACAATGCGTTTATAATAGTTGAGAATAATGAGGGGGCAGGGACCTTTGTGGCGAATATGTTGAAGCTTGATTTTGGATATGAAAACCTTTATATAGACAAATCCCATAGGAAGGAACCCGGATTCCGGACAACTTCAAAAACGAGAAATCAAATACTGGAAACCCTTAAATTCATCATGGATTGTAAAAAGTTGATTTTACATGACAAGGATACAATAAGTGAATTATTTACCTTTATAATAGTGGATAACAAATACCAAGCCGACGATGGGTGTCATGATGATATGGTTATGAGCCTTGCCTTGAGTTTCGCCCCATTTACAAATGTACGCAATTTCGATGAAATGAGTAAGTTGGTTAAAATCCTTTATAGTGATTGCATGGATCATAATAGATATGCAGTTATGGATTTCCTCGCTATAGGGAACTTTGATGTTTTAGATGACACCACTGAAATGGAGGGAAAGGCAGGAAAAAAATTTGATGATGAGTTTATATATTCCTTTGAATTTAATTCCCCGGTTTATCAGGACAACCCATTTAAGGAACGACCTTATGGAGGTTCCCGTTTTGAGTTTGGCGATGATTTTACCGGGTTTTAAAAGCGTTGTCTAAAAACCTTAAAAGTTCAGAGCGTTCCGGGGATTTTAAGGACGAACATACACCGTTGTGAGACAATCCTCGAAATAGAAAATTTTTGCTATTTCCTTATTATTATAGTCCTTTACCCGGTTTCCCTTTAGGTCCATTACATCAATATCAATATCCCCAAAAACAGCTCTAAACTGTTCGAACGTACGTATTTTATGCATATATACTCCTTTACAACATTTTTAAAATATCATCCATGCTCATTTTGTCCCCTCCGGAGGAAGCGCTGTCAAACTTTTTAGCTTTTTCAACGTCGTCCCGGTGGACCTGCTGGATCTCCGTTTTGGTGAATGTCTCTGCCTTTTCCTTATCCGTTACTGTCTTAAAGTCCAATCCATCCACGACATCGGAAAATCTCATATGGTCATAATCTATATTCATAGTAAAAAGGTCGGTCATGCCTGTGTAACGATTTTTCGTAAATTTCACCACGATCTCGGATTTGGACTTCATCTCCTCGGTCTGTAACAGAAACACCATAAGGTCCGCCGTCGCAGTGGTTCCATAGGAATCAGACACAGCGGAGTTATCAACCCCCTCCACCTTATTTACAGCGATACGATTTAACTGGGAAGCAGATATAATAGGGACTCCAAGGTTTACTGCCTGAGCCCTCACTTCCTCACCTATTGACTTGACGTAACTGTATAACCCGGCATTAGGGGTCATAAGGTCTGATTTCATTATTCCAAGGTAATCAATAAAAATGGCATCGAACTTGAGGTTGCGTTCTACTCTAAACTTATCCACGAGGTCAGCCAACATTAAAGCGCTAAACGAACCCGCCGGGTATTCCTTGACAAAGAACCTCCCACAGGTTCCGGACATCTTGAATTTGTTATAAGCGCTGAGGATTTCATCCTTCGTGGTCGCAGGGCGATCCAGGTTTTGAAGCTCTGACTCCGTCAAGGCAAGGTCTCTAAACGTATTAACCCCTATATCAAAGACGTTTGCCTGGATACGCTTTAACATCTCATTCTCAGACATTTCCAAGGAAACCATAAGAATGTTCTTCCCGGATTGAAGCATTCCGGATATAAGGTCACACATTAACAGGGACTTACCAACTCCCTGCCCTGCTAAAATGATATTAAGGGTTCCAGGTAAAAACCCGGATCCTAATCTTTTATTAAGGGATTTGTGTTGGGTTTTGATCCCGTATTCTCTTTTGGAGTAATACGCGATCTGTTCTTCCACGTTGTCAAAATCCAACCCAAGGTTTGAGTCGACCTGTACCTTTGCCATTTCCTCGAACAACGACTGGGCTTTCTTCATTTTGGCTTCATCCTTGTTCATCAAGCCATCAGCCCCTATTTCAAGTCCCTTATAATATATAGAGTCCTTAACAAATTTAACCGTTTCATTGACCATAAAGTTCGTGTTGGTATTTTGGTCTGTTTTAGCAACGGTCTTTAGGGACTCAATAATCGCCTTCCGGGTTTCCTCATTAGGAACGTCCTTTACCATTGTTACAAGGGCGATCTCAGAAGGTCTTTCCTTGTATTGAGCGTAATACCCCTTAAGGAGTTTAAACGCTTCACTATTCCCGGTGTTCTTGAAGTACTCAGCCTTTAGGAGGTTAAAGCACTTATTAAAAAAGGTCCCATCATATATAAGGGACTTAAGGAGGATTTCTTCAAACATTCTTTATCTCGATTCGTAAATGACCTTGTAACCTGCAAAAAGGGTTTCCCCGTCGTATTCCACTTTTCTTATTTTAAAATCGTCTTTCCAACGGTTTATCCATCTGAGTCCTGATAAAAGGATTTCAATATCGTTGGAGTCATAAACCTCTGACATTTCTTCCACGCCCAGCTCATTCAGGATAAACTCGTTGGCGTATATAATGGACTTTTTAAGGGCATCCACTTTGGATTCTGCTTTGAAATCAATGATGTGGAGGGTATCTTCATATTCGAAGTAAGTAACTGCATTGTTCATTTCTGTATCCTTACCTTAACCTTTATGTTATATATTATAGTTATTTTTAAGGATTAAACCACCCCTTTTTATTAAAAATGGGAGGTAAATGCCATTTTTAAGTCGTTGAAGGATCTATAATAAAATTATAGAGCGCTGTGAAGTTTAAGGGTAAAACCCCGAACGTGTCTCAAAAACGTTTAAACCTCCCCACGACTATCCCCTCCGGGGGTTACTCGCTACAAGGTTTTAATCCAAGTTAGGGGTCGTGGCTGGATTTTGGATTAAAACCCCTAGCGGTTTAGAGCGGTATAAATAAACCTATAAGGAGATATAATATGAAATTCAAAAAATTACTGGAAGGTCGCTTAAACCTGAATCCTGGGGTTGTTAAAGCGCTCTTTGATTCCAGATCTTACTTGTCTGACAGGGTAAAAGCCCTTGAAGATATGGGGGTAAGTGTTAGAGAGGATGATTACGCAGTGGGGGAAATCTTCCTCCCGGATGACGAGGTCATTAGGGTGGATGCACAGAAGGCTGGATATGTCAAGGTCGACCTGCTTGATGATTATGGGGAAACCCTTGAACGAGACACCTTTGATAGTGCCTCCCCGTTGTTTAAGTGGTTAAAGCGCTGGGTTAAATAAACAAATTAAAAGGGGGTCATAACCCCCTTTATGTTTTCTATATCCTTTTTTGGACGCTTTCTTTCTATCAACGAACGTCTTGGCTTTATTAACTTGCCAGTCGTACTTGGCAATGAAATTGCGTTTAGAACTCATTTTACCCTCCTTAAACTGAATCGATCGCCTTATCTGTATCACTATCCCCGCGGTCAACCCCGGAATGAAC